TTTGATAATAATAATATCGGATTTTGGAGATATATTATTAATAATATTGAATTCTATGTACCAAATTATGGTGCAATATTATTAATTGATACTAGTTTTAAAGATATAAAAATTGATGCTGGGGATTTAGTATTAAGAAATATTAATAATCTAGTAAATAGATCTACAACTATCAAAGGAGAATTAACAAATCGTCAATCAGATAAGGAAAAATGGTGTGATCCAAATATTACACCAGGATCAGAAGTCGGAGTAACTAATTTATTTGATAATGATTTTAGGTACAAAATAATGATGAAAAATTATTTTGATGAAGATTTATCAAAAGAAATTACAGATAGAAATGATGCACATTTTAAAAGAATTTTTAGAAATGGTAATTTTACTAGTAGTAAAACAGATAAAAATAGTGGATCAATTGCTCCAGATATTTCTATTAAAACTTTAATTGATGATATTGGAAATAAAAAAAATAATCTAGAAAATATAATAATAAATCATGGGCACTTTTTACATAATCGTATGGGAACTTTATTAAATAAAGGAGAAAAACCGGATACTCCAATTACTAATTTACCTTATTCTGTAGGTGAATTAGTTGGTTATAGTACTGATGGTAATAATTTTTATGTTGCTATGATTTATAAAATTAATACTAATTTACCAACAACTCCTCCTGCGATTGTTACCACATCTCCTCCTGCTCCATCATCTACTGCTCCATCATCTACTGCTCCATCATCTACTGCTCCATCATCTACTGCTCCATCATCTGCTGCTACTCTATCATCTGCTGTTGCCCGACCACTTAATACATTTACTGTTGGAGAAGTAGCATCAGCTGCTAGAGAGGTTGCTGCTATAATATCTTCCGCATCTGCCTCACCTAGTGCATCTCTTCCTGTATCACCACCCCCATCCAGTACACCACCCATTAAATCATCTCCAAATGAAGATATACAAATTATAAAAATTACAAGAGAAAAGAATATTTATAAAAAGACAGAAATTATAGCAGTAAATAGTGGATCATTAACTAAATTAAATGAGAAATTAAAACAAAATTACAAACCTAATTTAAAAGGTAGTGAAGAAGATTTAATTGAAACTTATGAATTTAATTTTGAATAATTTAATTTTTAAATATTATAAAATATTATAATATTTAATATATAATAATATATAACAATGAATAATAATTATTTTAATTTTAATACAGATATTAAATCATCTTCTAAAAAATTAGAAGTTGATCCTTTACCAGATTTTGATAAATTAAGTAATAAATTTTTTAATGATACTAAAACATCTAATAAAATTAATAAAAAGAATAATGATTATTACAATTTATATAAGGATTTTAATGAAAAAACTAATAATTTAGATATTATTCATAAATTAGATAAAGCTCCTTTCCTTTTTTGGAATCAACACCCCAAGAATTATTTTGAAAGGTATACAAATGAAAAACAATGTAGAGAACCTACATGTAAAGATGCTGATAATGTTGAACTAGTAAAAGAGGCTTTCTTTTTAAGAGAAAATATTGAAATAATTCAAAATGCAATTATTAGAAATGTCGCTAAAAAAAGTAAATATTTAATTTCTCGTCAAAAAGAAGACGATATTATACTTTTAATGAATGGTATTTATCATGATTATGCACGAAATCTCCCTTATAATTTAAGAGAACAAATCCAAGAATTAAATGATAGAGTTGTAAATTTTGTTACCCCATGGCTAATAAATGAAGTTGAAGCATATCAAAGATATTTAATTGATGCAAACACACCTCTCCGACCACCTGATTTACCAATAATGATTGTAAGACAACGTAAAGAATCTCTTCCTTCAATGTATCCTAGATAAATTTATAATTATTTTATTAAATAATTATTATTTTATTAAATGTTTTATTAAATGTTTTATTAAATGTTTAATCTCTTACAAGGTTATTTCTTTGGTATAATAATACTAATCCACGTTTGCTTAAGATTGCAGTTGGGTTAGTATCAACATCAGGTTCACCGTTGCCATCTGTGTTACCTTCTTTTAGTTTAGTTACAGGTGAGTTATATCTTCTTGTAGGATCAGCTTGACCAGAACTATTGTATACTCCACCAGTGTGGATTAATACTGGTCTGTATGCATACCATGATCCACCACAGCTTACCATGGCAGAAGAGCCAACGACAACTTCTTCACGACCAACGGCAGTAGCATCTCCACTTGGGGTTAAAGATACAGGTAAGATCATTTCAGCAAATACGGCTGATTTGAGTACATATCTATCATTATTATCACCGACTCTGATAGTATCAACACAATCAACAGGTGCTTGATTGATGGTTTCATAACCACTTATACTTAAGGGGAGAGCAGCAAAGATGGGCATGCTTCCATTGGTTGGGATAGTGGGGGATCTGAATTTTCTTGATAATGAAACAGCAATTATTTCATCGGCTGAGTGAATTCTGCGTTGTCTTTGTACAAAGGTATTGTTTTTGAATTCTACAATGGTTTGATTTAATACATCGTTTACACTGATTGGGGTAGTTATGGCAGAGGCAGGAGGTACATTGATTTGTAAGAATGGTACGTTGTATACTTCTTGTACATAGCCAATTGAGTTGTATTGATCATAATTCATAGAATTGTATAAAGGAGCTGATACTACGGTAATAGGATTGAATGAGAATGCAGCAAATAATCTTTTAAGAATTACTGATTCATCACCCATGTTAGCAACTTCAGGAGAATAAATGGAGAATTTGCAGTTATCTACAGCATTTACAAATTCAGCTGCAGTTACATCAAAGTATTTACCAGCACGGATGGCAATTACTGAGTTCCATAGGTGTTGTTGTAAGAGAACACGATTGCGTAAATCTTTGATTGGGCTTTCACTGTCGCAAACTACGTCGTTTTTATCAGTTACGAGAGCATAGAAGAGACGGTAGTCTGGGAGAGTACCAATGGATTCTTTTTGGTATTTGGCTTTAACTACATTGGCAATGTTAGATAATAACATACGTTCATCAACAGAGTTAAATTTAGGTACGAAAAGAGCCCAGAGTAAAGGGTTTACGTGTACTGCAGGGTTGTGTCTGTTAGGATCATATCTTCCTTCAAGAGCTACATTTGAGCAATCTTGATGTAACATGGATTGAATTATAACAGATGCATGGAGAGTACGAGTCATGGAATAGATTTTTACAATTTCTTGTAATACACCATATTCAGATTCTCTGAGTTGGATACCATTATTGGATTCAACAGCAATTGTTCCAAGTAATTTAGAAAAAGTAGTTACATTAGGAGTTGGGAGTAAACTGCGATCTTCTTTGGGTTGTTCATCAACTCTGGAATCTAATTTGGTTTCAACTAAGCGGCGGAATTCTTCCATTTCAGCATTGCTGAGACCATTTTCTTTGGCATAACTTTTAGCTAAGTTTAAGATGGAATATAAGGTGTGACCAGAGGTGCTGCCTTCTAATACATTTTTCATGATTAAATTGTAGAATTTTCTTGCAGTTCTACGAACATCTTTTGCACGTTCAGAAAAAGCTTCCATTACCTTTTCATATAAAGTGTTATCGTTAGGATATTTACGTCTAAGATTTTCATAATCATTGAGAGTTAAAGTTGTTTTTCCTTCACTAATAAGGCGTTCAACTTCTTTGTTGACATTGCCAGAGACAGAACTATTTTCGCTAGAACGTTTATTCATTATATAATATATTATATTAAAATAAAATTTTTATAAATAATTAATTCTTAACTAAATATTTTTCTCAAAAATAAAGAAACTATAAGTTTAATATTGTATTAATTACTATTTCTATATTTCCTGAATTACTATCTAAAAGTTTTTTAATTTCTTCTAAAGGATATACTAACTTCATACCCACTATTATATCTAATTCATTTTGATATTTATATTTTTTTAATCCATCTAGTAATTTTGGGTCATCTAGAATATTATAAAATATTGATCTAACACTTTTATCTGATAATAAATTTATTAAACGATCATCACTTAATATTTTATTTAATTCAATATCTATATTTATTTTTACTAAAAATGATTGTTTATTTATACAATTATATAAATCAGTATCTAAAACATTTTTACCATAGGTTATTAGTGTAATATCATTCCAATTTTTTAAATCTAAATTATATTTATTTTTTAATATATATGTTTTTACCTCAGTATAATTTTTAAATTTTGACTCATCTATTTTTAATGACGATCCATCGCTGAAAAATAAATTAAGCATTATATGGATTTAATTCTATAAGTTTATCTAAAAATTGATTTTATATGTTTCTAAAATCAATTTTTAATATAAATAATTATACATAAGTATATTTAATATGTCATTAAATTGGGTACAAAAATATGAACCTAAATCTAGTAAGGATTTTATTGGTAATTCTATTGCTATCAATAAAATAAGAAACTGGTTACAAGATTTTCCAAATCGATCATCGTCTTACATCATAATTGGTAGTATCGGTATTGGTAAAACAATTATATCTCAAATATTATTAAAAGAAGCAGGATATGATTATATTTATTTCTCATCGAGTGATGAAAAAAAAGATGATATATATGAAACGATTATAAATAATCCAAAAAAGAAAATTGGTATTATAATTGATGATACTAATAGAATAAATCTAACAAATGAGAAAAAAAATATAATCAATTTATTTTTGCTGAATGAAATAAAAAAGAGATTTCCAATTATTTTGATATCTAATTTAACTCATTCTAAATTTATAAATAAATTGATTCAAAAGAAACATTGTCCTGAAATTAAATTTGAATTACCAGGTGAAACATCATTAAAAACAATCATAAATAAAATTTCTACTAATGAAAAATTAAATATTTCACCTGAAATAGTATCAAAAATTATAGAATATTCACAAAAAGATATTAGAAAATGTATTTTAATTTTAGAAGATTTATATTTAACTTTTGGAAATACATCTAATGAATCAATAATTGATGAGGCTAAATTCAAATTATATCGAATGTATACTCAGCGTAAAGATATTGATTGTGGATTGTTAATTGCAAATAAAAATTTAATGGATAATTATAAATCTATACAAAATTGTTTAAAAATGTATGATAAAGAAAAAGTTTTACTACCATTAATGTTATTTGAAAATTATCCATTAGCAATTGAAAATAAAGAATTATCTCCGAAAGATAAAATTAATATGATTGCTAATATTACAAATTCATTATCAATTGGTGATGTAATTGAAACTAATATATATTCTGATCAAAATTGGTATTTGCAAGATACACATGGATTTTTTTCTTGTGCTAAACCATCATTTGATATGATGAATAAAAATTATGGTGGTACATCTAATACATCAAAATATTATAATTTGAATTTTAGTTATGATTTAAACAGTGTATCAATTAAAAACATAAATAGAAAGAATTTTGTTAATATTCAAAATCATTTAATAAATTTTAATAATCATGATATTCTGTATTTGCATAAAATATACAAATATCAAATTAAAAATAAAAAAACTGATAAATTAAATAAAATATTAGCAGATTATAAAATAAGTATTAAAAATATTACATCAATAAATAATATTGATAAAACATATCGAGAATAAATCAATTTGGTTTATTGGTTTATTGGTTTATTGGTTTATAAAATAGATCCGAATTTCTTAATTTTTTAAGATCATCTTCTAATTTTAATTGAAATTGATCATAATCATCATAACCAATAATTTCAATTCTTGCTTTCCGTTCTCTCATTTCAGTTTCTTTTTCCTTTTCTTTTTGAAATGTATCAGTTTCTCTATTAAATAAAGGATAATAATTTCCTAATAATACTTGATTTAATCTCTCATAATTTTCATTTTCTATTTGTTGTTCATAATATTCTTCAATATTAATATCATGATTAACTTCAGCTAATTCAATTTGTAAATTTCGATACTTATTAGCATAATAGCCACTATTTAATCTACCATTTTGTTCTAATTCATCAAGTTGATTTAAAATATTATTTTGTTTATTATATAATGTTTCTAAACACGTTTCTTCATAATCATCATAATAAACATCTGAATTTCCATCACCAATTGATTTTTCATCGTAATATTCTTCATCGTGTGATTGTTCATCATCAGATGATGAACTAGATTTTACTTTTTTAGAAGGTGGTTTATCAGAAGTTAATACTTGTTTAACTACTATTGGAGGAGATGTAGGAATTTTAGTAATATCTAATTGTGATGCTTTAAATGTATTCCAAACAGTAGAAGTTTTTTGAACTACCGTTTTTGGTTTTTCATTTAAATCTGGAAATAATTGTTTACTATTAATATTAACTTCAGGTTCTTTTTTTTTCAGGACCATTAATTTTTTAGGAGATAATACTTGCATTGTAATTGGTTTATTTAGAATCGGAGCTGACAAACTTACATTTAGCGAAGGCTCTTTTCTTTTAAATAATATACGTTTTGGTGCTAAATCATCTGCAACTGGAGAAAAATTTGTTTGAGATTGCGAGAGTTGTGAAGGTTGTTTAGATTTTGCACTTTCAGCAAGAGCATTAAATCTACTTTTTCTTTGAACTTGAATAAAGCCATCTTCATTATTCAGATCATTTGGATCAACTTGATTTGTGTAAGTATTCATATTATATATATTTTTAAATAAATTTGATTTATTATATATATATTTCAATTTTTTCTAAAATAATGTATATGAAAAAATATATTGAAACTCCATTAATTTATAATTATAATGATATTTCTCATAATACAATAAAAGGCTTGACTAATTTATATCTTAATTCTAAATCAAAAGATTTAGGTGAATTTACTTGTCATTCTTGTAATCATAAAAGTAAATTAGCAGTATATAAAAAAGATAATCTTTTATTTGATAGTACTTTAATACATCATACAATTAATCATAATTTTAAACCGCATCGTGAAATATTACAAAAAATAAAAAAAACAAATAGAATAAAAATTAAAGCTCAATTTGAAAAAGAAAACCATTTACATAGATTTGTATTAGATTATAATCAAATATTAATTTTAGATAGTTTACTAAATTATGGTAATAGTAAATTATATAAAGATAAAAGTAAAAAATTTAGATATTCTGAACATGCTGGATTATTAGATTTTAGTCATCATGGTTTAGAAAAAATTTTAATTAGTGCAAAAACTAATAGACAAGATAGAGATGATCCTGAAATTTTATTACCTCAAAATATGCCAGATGCATTAGAATATGAATTCATGTTTCATACTCATCCACCAACTCCATTTGCTGGCGCACGTGCAAAAAATGGTATTTTATATGAATTTCCATCTATTTCTGACATATTTCATTTTATTGAACATTATAATATAGGAGAAACTCAAGGATCGATGATAATTGCACCAGAAGGAATATATATTATACACTCAAATACGGGTGATGATAAAATTAATATTGAAAGTCCGAATAATATATTTAAGAAAATGATAAATGAATCATTTGAAATACAACATGAGGCTATAAGTAAATATGGTGTAGATTATGAAAATAATAAAAAATTTTATACTGATGTTATGATTGATTTTAAATATATAAATGATTTTAATAAATTATTAAAAAAATATTTAGATGATCAAATTTATGTAGAATATATACCTAGAAAAAAAGATTCATTAAATAATTATACAATAGATAAGTTAATAATAGAATTAAAACCAATTCAAAAAAAAATTAAACTCTAGTTATAAAAATATCTTTTATAAAAATTAATATATTTATAAATTATATAATATGCCATATAAATTAGTACAAAATCAAACTGGAGGAGGCAGCTTTGAAATTTTATTATTAATTGCTGTAGTAGTTGCCGTATATTTATTATTAGTTCAATGCAATCTTCCTAAAATGCCATCAAATTTTATGAAAATGATCGGAATGGAAAAATTTAATCCCAATTCTAGTTCAGTAAGTAGTTATCAAGAATCAACTGCAAATGAAGAATCTAATCGCAAATCTAGACCAGCTGTAGATTTATCTTCTCCTGGTGTTCCCTATCAATTTCCACCAGGTCGATTAGGTTACACAACATCTTCCGATAGTCAATCTGTTTCTAAACCCGTCGCTAAAACCGTCGCTAAATCAGTCGCTAAACCCGTTGCTAAATCAGTCGCTAAACCCGTTGCTAAATCAGTCGCTAAATCAGTCGCTAAATCAGTCGCTAAATCCCCTACATCCAGTCGTGCTTCTACACCTACATCCAGTCGTGCTTCTACACCTGTATCAAGTCGTGCTTCTACACCTGTATCAAGTCGTGTATCAGTTCCTAAAGGAACATCAACAGCTAAAGTAATGGAAAAAACAGGAAAAAAAATAGAAAAATTTACTGATGTAAATAAATTATATTCAGTAAAAGATTCATATGATTTAAAAACTCCATTAGCTAAATCAGTATGTTCTCAAAAATGCTGCGGATACTACTGGAAACAAGATGGTATGGATGGAATGTTCAAGAAAAATGATCCCGTAAAATGGAGTGATGTTGGTGTTGGTAGAAAATATAGAACATCGAATGTAACTTGTATGGGTGATGGTGTAGCTCCTCCTGGTTGCAGATGTTATACTAGCAATCAATATGAATTATTAGCTACTCGAGCTGGTAATGGTAGTAAACAATATTAAATTATATATCAGAGTATAATTTAAGAGTATAATTTAAGAGAAGAAGAGTTTAATGTTAAATAATATTATATATAATAATATTATATAATATTATTTTATAGTATGGCTAATTCAAATTATTTAACTGAAATTAAAAAAGAATATACAATTCAATTAGTAAATATGCTAACTCCTGAAATTTATAATGGTATTAATTCAATTTATTCAGAAGTAAAAAACATAGCTAAAGATGGTGAAGAATTAAAAATATTTCAAGGATTTTTAATGAAAATACCTACATGGGGAGAACAGATGATCAATGTTGAAGCTGCCCGAATTAAAAGTGTAACACAAAATGCTGAAATTATAGATGATTTAATAAAAGCTGTTATTCAATCAAATATTCTTTTATTAACATCTACTGATTTAGCTGAAAAACAGAAAGTATTAAAGGAATTTAATATAAATCTTAATTATAATAAATTTATACATAATGTGTATATTGAAGTAGCAAAGACATTTTATAATTATCCATTTTTATATTTCCATAAAATGCCAGCTTTAGAATATAAAAAAAATCAATTAAAAGCTCATAAATTAATTAAAGAAGCTATTGAAGAAGCTATTAGAAAGATGTTACCTTTACAATTAATTCTTAAAAAATATTTAGGTATAATGTCTGAGATTAATAATGATGCATATTTAAAACCTTTAGTAAATACTGAAAGTAATAATAATCAATATCAATTAACTAAAACTGAAAATAAGTCAAATGATAGTTCTGATTCAGATAAGAAAAATCAAAGTGGGGGAGTTATTCAATCAAAACCACCAATGTCTTTAAAAGAAATTTATGAACAACAGAAAAATGCAGGTATAAATTCTTCATCAATTAAACATATACCTATGTCTGGTTCTAATGCAACTGAAAAAAAATCAGAATCTGTAAAAAATGGAAAAATAAGTATTTTAATACCACCAGATCCTAAAAAATCAATGAATCATTTAAAAAATAAAGATGTTGATAGTGAATCTAGTCAACCTTATCATAAACAAGATGGACATGTAGAAGAAGAATTTAGTAATATGGCATCAAATAAAAGTAAAAATTTTAAACCAGAATTAGATGCTGTATCTGAAGGGGGTAGTGCAACATCGGCATCTGCAGCTTCTATTAAAAAGAATATTTTTAATTTTAGAGGATATTAAAAAATAAATTAAAGTTATATTTTTTTATATATATTATATATTATATATTATACATAATATTATGGAAGCAATCTTTTCTAAACTAGATTTTGATAATCCAATATTAGATGCCGTTATTGTTGGTATATTTGTAACAATAATTCAATATTTAGAAACCATCTATGATGAAAAAAAAACAATATCTCTTAAATTATCATTATTAGTATCTGTAGTAGTATTTTTAATAGTATATTATATTGATAATAAATATATGAAATTAAATATTAGTACACAAGAAATCTTTACTGATATGGGACAATTTAATTAATTTTTTTTATATTTTTTATATATTTTTTATATATTATATAGTATATAAAAATGACTTCATTAAATGTAAATGGTCAAATTTTAATGCTTGAACAATTTAATTTAGATAAGTTAGTTTATAAATCTGCAAAAGATAGATCATACCTAAATCCAAGAATTTGTATTATTGCAAAATCTAATAGTGGTAAATCATGGGTTATTCGTGAAATTATGAAAAAAATGAATGATATTCCTGCCGGAGTTATTATCGCTCCAACTGATAGATTAAATAAATTTTATGACAGTATTTATCCACCATCATTCATTCACCATGAATATAAACCAGAAATAATGGAAAGATTATTGAAAAGACAAGATATGATAATTGAAAAAAATCAAAAAAGAATTAAAGATGGAAAAAAAGCTATGGATACACGTGTAATGTTTATTATGGATGATTGTATGAGTGCTAAAAAACAATGGGCAGAAGATCCAAATTTTTTATCTATTATGAATGAAGGTCGTCACAGACATATTAATTATATATTATCTATGCAATATTCTTTAGGTATTTTACCCGAGTACAGATCTCAATTTAATTTTATTTTTCTTTTAGCAGAAGATATGCGTATGAATCGAAAAAAATTATATGAACATTATGCAGGTATGTTTCCATCTTTTGAATTATTTGAAAGTGTATTTTTACAAATGACACAAAATTATGGTTGTATGGTTATCGATAACAGTTCACGTTCAATTGATTTAAAAGAAAGAATATTCTATTTTAAAGCAAATGATATAAAAAATTTTGCAATTGGAAATAATAGATTCATCGAATTTGATGAAAAATATTTTGATCCAAAACATGGAAAAAAACCAAATATTTTTGATGTTAATGATTATATGATGCGAAGAAAAACAAATATTTTAGTTAAAGTTAATCGCCACTAAAATTACTTATTTGGATCAAATATTCCTCTTGCTTTATCTAATAGACGACGTTCAATCACGTTATTATCATTATATCTTCCAATCCATGGAACTTGTTGTTCAAACATTGATTTAAAGATTTTTTCAGCTTTCACTGGCTCCTTCTCTTCTTCTTCTAAAGATCGTGGGATATACCGAATTACTTGATTTGGTTTTGGTATAGTTTGTCGTGTGAAGCCAATTACCATAAAAATTATTGATAAAAAAAATATTATATTTGAAATTATATCCATTATATAATAATATTATAAATTATTTATTATATTATTAACATATTTTTAACATATGACTAAACTGTCTTACTTACTTTAGCTAACATATCTTCATATTTCTTTTTAGCAGCATTCATTTCATCATTCAATTTACGAATTTTATCTTCTTTAATTTGAATTTCACTCTTCTTTACTTCTATTTCTTTTTTACCCTCTTTTACTTTATTCTCCTTTTCATTTAACTGTTTTTCTTTCTCTTTTAATGAATCTTCTACTTTTATTTCAACTTGAGAACTATTTTCTGCTTGAGAACTAGATTGATCTACTGATTTACTTTCAGTTGGAGTATCAATAATTACTTTCTTAAGAAGTTTCTTACGTTCATCATCTTCTGCTTTAAGTTTTTCTTTCTTATCTTTAGTATCTGCTAAAGCTTTGGCAACCATTTCTGCTTTTCTTTGGTGAAAATGTTCTTTTGCCTTTTCTTGATTTTCTTTATACCCTTTCATTAATCTATTTAGTTCTTCATCTTTATAAACAGCATCTTTTGCTTTTTCAGGATCATCTTCAAATGGACACCATTTACCGACTTCAGCTAAATAAATATTAACATTTGGATCCATACTATTAAGAAATTGAATTCTTTTTTGTGCTTCTTCTACAGTTTCATACGATCCTCTTACTTTAAATGTGTACATAGAACTTTTATCATCAACATCTTTAAAATTTTTTGGAGTTAATACACTGATTACACAATATTTTTGGGAAGAAATAACAGGATCTTCGTCGAGATAATCTACTTTTTCAGACATATAATAATATCTAAATATATCTTTAAATTATTATTTAAACATAATAATTTAACTATACTAAATTAATTCAATTTTTATTTAAAGTTTAAATTAACCATAATTCTACTTGATCATATTTTAATCTTAAATTACCAAATGGTACATAATAATCCTTAGGACCAAGTGAATTTAAAAAGTTCTTATAGCATGTAACAATGCATCTTTGATTTGGATTAGCTCCTTTTACAGAATCAATTACTGATTTAATTGTATCAGTAGTACGAACAGTTCTGCTTCCTAATAAAACATCACCATGACCAGTATTTTTATAGACATGAACAGTAAATACAGAAATATCTGGATCACCTCCATCATAATCTAAATTATACTCTCTAGTTTGTTTAGATTCTTCTTCTGGTATAGGAACTAATTTTTTAAAGGCTAATAGGACTTTAGTTATTAAAGTAGGTGATATAGGTACTGGTGCGGTAGGAACTGATATGGATGATGAAGTTGCTGATCTTAAATCAAGTATTTCCATTAAGGCATTAGTAAGAGGAGAATTACTTATAAAATCTTTTTCTCCAATATTAATATCACTTGTATTTCTTGCATTTCTTAATTGGGGTATTACTGTTGTTTTCAATGTTTCAAAAAATTCTAATTTAAAGGCATCAATAAGATATGAATACTTTTTAGCGAATTCTTTTGCTTTTGCTGCTTTTGCTGCTTTTGCTGCTGCTGCTTCTTTTGTTTCTGCTGCTGCTATTGGTTCTGGTTCTGCTGCTGCTGCTTCCTCTGCCTCTCGTATTTGTCTTAATATAGTATTTTTATTTGAAAAATTATTTTCTGAAATTATTTTTTTAATTGATTCCTTCCCGAATTCTTCAAAATTAATACCATTTATTAATTCTTCAAGTAATGGAGTATCTGTAAGTGGAGGAATTGTAAATTGAGCCACTAAAGATTGTAAATTCAAAGTGGCCTTAATGAGATCAACATTAAATTTTTTAATCATTCCTAGTCTTGTAGCCTCTTGAGCTGATTCTATTTTTTGTAGAATTGATTGAAAATATTCTTTTATTGGTCCACCAAATTCAGGATATACAAATTCTAATACATTTAGAATAGTTCTTCGTAATTCATTATTCATTGCAAAATTATCTAATAATTCAGTGTTTTGTTCTTGTTGTTGTGCACTACTTGTTCTTGATGGTGCTACTGATAATCTAGCTCGTTGTGATCCTCTTGTTGCTGTTGCATTTCTACTTAAGGATTGTGGTGCTCCTAATGGACTTCTTGGTAAATATGACCTTTCTACTTCTTCACGGAATTGACTAATTGTATTAATTATAATTGGTCCCAGTGATCCTTTACCTTGTGCTTCTTGTTCTAATCTTTCTATAGTTTCTTGTCTATTTGATTCAGTCGTATTACCTAACTCATCCATTATATCCTGCTTTAATTTAAGTAAAAATCTTATGTCTTTACGCAAAATAGTTTCTGTAAAACCGAAGTTTTTCCCTTCACGGACAAATTCATCTGTTATATTTGATGAGATCATGTCTAATGGTGTACGACCTACGTAATTTTCATAATGTCTATAGAAAGCCTGTATTGCGTCTGCTTTTGCTTCTTCTTGTGATGGTACTTGTAATAAAAATGGTGGTGATCCTTGGCTTGATGATGATGAAAAGAATGATGGATTTCTTGGTGATGGTGATGGTGGTGTTAATCCTGCTGGTGGTGTGTTTGATGATGATGATGAGTTTGATCCTGCTGGTCCTCCTGATGTTGCTGCTGCTGCTGATGATGCTCCTTGTGTTACGGTTGATGATGATGGTGTTGCTAATGATTGTGCTGCAACTTTTCGTAAAAATTCTTGTATTTGAGTATACAATGTTGGTGAAGACGTATCGTTTTTTCCTTTAAAAAAAGAATAAGATGACAAAGTTTTAGTAATAAAACTCTTATCTTTCTGACTTAAGGTTGTCATATCAAAATCTCCTAAGTAACTAGTAGATGCATCAGCAGTACGTAAAACAGTAATTATATTTTCCCTATTGTCTAAATCATTTGTTGTGAAAGCAGCAACTGATTCTTCTATAGTTCCTCCTCTTTGTATTTTTCTAGATAATAATTTTACATAATTATTAAGTTTTTCCATTTATATATTATATAACTATAATTTTATTTTAAAAAATTAAATTATAATTTTATTTTTATTTAAAAAATATGTATAAACTAAAATGAAATAGAATTTAGAAATGCAACAAATATTGCTATATTTGAATTACTATTATCATCAATTGAATTTATTTTAGAAATTAAATTATCAATTATGCCTTGATTACTTTTTTGCTGCAAAAATGATCTTAAATCACTTTTATAACTTTTGAAATCTTCCATAAATATAAATAAATTTCTAGTAATTTCTCTTAGGAATAATCTATTATTGGAATTACCTTCGGTTAGACTTAATAATAATTTTTTTAAAATTAAATAAGAACTTTCAGGTGTTAATTCTTGTGCCAACTCATCTGAAAAACTTTTTGGTAAATCATATTTAGATACTGCTGCTGATACTGCTGCTGATACTGCTGCTGATACTACTGCTGTTTGTGGTGGTGATCCTGATCCTGCTGGTAATGATGATGGGGGTGCTGCTGCTGATAATTGTTGTGTTTTTGATGGTGGTTTTAATAATGATGTTGTTGCTGCTGCTCCTGATGGTGGTGTTGCTGCTGCTGATAATGTTGCTGATACTACTGATGATTGTGGTGGTGGTGGTGTTGATGGTGTTGGTGGTGATGATGCTAATTGTAGTTGTGGTGGTCCTGCTAATGATGATGATAATCCGGATGCTGCTGCTTGTGGTGGTGATGATGGTGCTGATGCTCCTAATCCGGATGATGGTGCTTTTTGTAATACTGCTGCGGATGGTACTGTTGATACTGTTGCTAATTTTCCTGCTGCTGCCAATGATGATGATGGAGATGATGCTGCTCCTGATGGTAGTGATGTTCCTAGTGGCTGTGGTGGTGCTTTTACGGATGGTGATGGTGGTGGTGATAATGATGATCCTGCTGCTGATACTACTGCTGCGGATGATGATTCTTCTGCTGCTTTTCCTGATGGTAATGATGTTTGTGCTACTGCTGCTAATGATGATGCTGATGCTGATGCTAATTGTAGTTGTGGTGATGCTGATACTACTGCTTCTGCTGCTTCTGCTGCTTCTGCTGCTTCTTTCTCAGCTGATGTTGTAAGCCTACCAGCTAAACCTCCTGCTGTACCAGTAACTCCTCCAACCATACCACCAATTTTTTTATTTTCATTACCCCCTCCAAACATATTTCCAAATAATCCATCAAATAATCCACTAAATAATCCAAAAGGACGACCACCAGCACCAGCACCAGCAGCAGCGCTATTTCCTCTAGCTCCACTTGGAGGTGCAAGCGCATCTTCTAATTCTAATAATCTTTCTACTATTTGAACTTGATATGTTTGAAATTCTTTAAGATGTGCTATTATTAAGGTTCCTTCTGAACCAGTTACAATATCAGGAGGCGTACTAAAATAATAATCTACCAAATCTTTTGGATTGTTTAAATCTCTTAACCATGGATCAAAAGTAGCTCTATCTCTAACACCACCAATCATCCCTCCTCGTTTACGTTTATTAGTTTTTTTTAATTTTTCTACATAAGTGTCCAAATATTTATCCATTTAATATATATATATTATATAAATAAAAACTATATTTTA